CGTGCCGGCGCAAAGCATGCATTTATCGCAGGTGGCACGGCGGCCGCCTTCGGCCGACGCGGGGCATGTTGTCTCGCCGGCCTGGCGGTCGACGCCGACGGAAACACGGAATACACGCATGCCGAAAAGGTTAGCCTGCGCGGCCTCGTCGGCCGTGTCGGCCGAGGCCATGACTAGGGGCGCCCATGCGGCGTGATCAAACCCGACGGCCTGCCACTGGTGACTGTAGCCAACATGGCCGGCCGTGTCTTTGAGAATTTCCTGCCACATGGCCACCGGCGCGGCGGCCGGATCCCCATAAGTGCCTAGTCGCACCTTGCGGCCGGCCAACACGGCGCGCAGCTGCGCGGGCGTCGCCTTCGTGTATCGGCCGCGGCGGTATGCTTCGAAAACGCTGCGCACGGAGCGGCCCACGTTCACATAGCAGGGTGCGGCGCCGTTTTGCTTGGCCAACAATGGTCGGTGCACGCACTGGCCGCAAATACTGGCGTCGTCGCCGGTCTTAAGTGCTTCGACCGGTCCGACGTCGCTGCGAATGATGAATGTTTGCACTAGGTCGGCGCCGGTTTTTTCATTTTGCGAGCCGGCCAACTTATTCACAATGACGACAATGGGCCGGCCGTCGATAACCGACGGGCCTTCGAATGCAATATAGCCTAGGGGTTTTTTCATGCTGCCACCTTCACAATTAAACGATCGGCCGGCACGCCGGTACGGGTTGCAATGGCCTGGGCGGCCAAGAGTTCATTAACACCACGCACCAGGGCGTCGATATCTTTCGCGAATCGATTCGCGCCGCCGGTGTAGTCTTTTAAGTGCTGGGCCGTGCGGTACATGTAACCCAGGCCGCCGCACTTTTCCGTGTTTACGTACACGTGCACGCCGTGCAACGACACAAAGCCACTGCAGCCGCGCACGTCGGCGTTGACGCGGATATTTTTAAGGGCGACGGCGTGGGCGGGCGTGAATCGGTTTTTTAGTTTGGTGGCCAAGATCATGACTGCACCAACACGTCGAAGTAGGACAACATGCACGCGACCAGGACCGCGGCGACGACTAGGCCGGCGACAACGCGCGCGACGACTTCGAGAAAATTCAACATGGGAAACACCTTTTATAAGTTAGCTGCAAAATTGCAGCCCACAAACCCGCGCGCGGGCCTGCAGGCTGGAATTTCACGCGTCGCGCAGCTGGCGCACCACGTCGTAATATTCAGAATAAGACAATCCGATATCTTCGGGAAATGCATACCAAGCGTGGTCGTAAGCCTGCAAAATATCGGCCTGGTTGAAATCGACGCCGGCCTGCAGCATCAAATCAATGTGACGATCTAAGTCGACCAACACAATGTGGCCGGTTTCCAACTGCGTGGCCACAATGCGTTGGCCGTGTTCGGTGTATTCGCGGCCGGTGTTAAATTTCAAAATTTGCATGTTGTACCCCTTAAACAATATATTCGACGTGGCCGACGACGCCCAGGCGGGCGGCGTGTTCGCGCAGCGCGGCGGCGCTCTTGTTTGTACGTGCGGCGCGAATCATTGCCGACAATGCGCGGGCCACATAATCGGCACCCAGGCCGGCGGCGGCGTACGCTTCGATTCGTGCGAGCTCTTTTATTTCAAATTTATTCATTGCGGTCACCTTCGTTTGTTTGTTGTCAAGCCTTCATTGTAACGAATTTCCTTGCATTGTCAAGGATTATTTTACTAGGTGTTTTCCCCTTAGGGCGTGTTGGCTATGTTGGCGCGGTGTTGGCTATTTGCACGGGTCCAAAGTGCCAACGCTGCAGCCCGCATAAAACCTAGGTTTCTGGTGTTTTGTTGGCTATGTTGTCATTAAATTAGTTCATAAGAAAAAATGTAAAAAAGTGTTGTATATATACAACAGCTGTATATAGTAGAAGTTGGCGGCGACCAAAAAAGGGGTGCCAACATAGCCAACATTGCCAACATTATGCTTTTGATAAAAATGCACAATAGCCAACCTTACAAAAACTTACGGCCTGAAAACCGGTGCCAACATAGCCAACACCTGGCCAACCTTACAAAAACTTACGGCCGAAAATAAATAGCCAACATTGCCAACACCTGGCCAACGTGGCCGACCGACTTCGGACCGGTGCCAACATAGCCAACATTGCCAACAAAAAAGACAATGGCCACATGGCCAACACCGACCGACGTCGACGACGCACCACGTCGCCGGCCTGCGCCTGGGCCGACCGCGGCCTGCACCCAGCCGACCGACCGCGCGGCCTTTTCGCTCGAGGCCCCCCGGGCAGGGCCGACAGCAAGGGCCTACAGCTGCGGAGCGTTAGCGAACAATTTTTATTTTTTAAATTTTTTGTAATATAATTTCCAGCGTCGGGCATAACCGCTAGAGTTCTTAACCCAAGAGCTACAGGACTAGCGCATTGCTCGACTTCATGTATCATTGCGCTACATGCCAACACGCATGGGGACTGAGTCGCCTCACCTTGTACCAGTTAAGTGGTGCCGTCATAAGCAAGGGCAGTCCCCAGCCGTGTTGGCAAGGAGAACGCATGTTTCAATCGCTACCACTCACCATCCGCGAAGTCAAAGCCACTGAGGCGCGACTCAACGCCATCTACGACGCAGCCAAGCTCGGGCTTAAAGGCGACTCACTCGCTCTCGCCGCCGGCATGCTCCCCACCGAATACCGCCAGTTGTGCGTCCTCGACCCTGTCGCCGAAATGGCTGAACAAAAGGGCCGCGCTGATGGCGAGCGCCAGCTCTCACAGGTCATGCACAAAGCCGCCCTTGAAGGCGACGCCAAAGCGGCCTTGGAAATCCTCAAGCACCAACACGGCTGGGTGGCCAAGCAGGCTATCTCTGTCGAGGTCGACCAGCGCATCAGCATCACGTCCGCCCTCCAAGCAGCCAACGAGCGCGCCTTAGAGTTCATCGAAGCCGAAACATTACCAGCGCGTCCAGCGCCACAGCATGCAAGGATTGCCTAATATGCAACTGTCATCCGATTTAAGCGTGTTCTTTGACAAAACTTTTTGGGTTCCGTTGTTGACGCTTGCCATTCTTGGTGTGTGGAAACTTGTTGAAATTGCGCTGTGGGCGTTTTCTCACCTTCATTGGGTTAGCTAATGCAAACAACAATCTACTCGGCTGAAGACGAACAAGAACTGATGGCGCGCCTGTGGGCGCCACAGATCAAGGACAACCCACTGGCGTTCGTAATGTACGCGTTCCCTTGGGGTGTGCCTGGCACGCCGCTGGAGAACTTCACCGGCCCACGCAAGTGGCAGCGCGAAGTGCTGACGGACATCGCCGAGCACATCAAGCAGAACAAAGGAAAGATTGACTTTGACACCCTGCGCGAAGCCATCTCGTCTGGCCGTGGTATCGGTAAGTCTGCCCTCGTCTCATGGCTCACGATCTGGATGCTGTCCACTCGCATCGGCTCGACGACCATCATCTCGGCCAACTCGGAAGCCCAGCTCCGCTCGGTCACATGGGCGGAGATTACTAAGTGGCTGGCGATGTCACTCAACTCACATTGGTTTGAGGTCAGCGCCACACGTCTGATGCCGGCCAAGTGGATCACGGAGCTGGTCGAGCGTGACTTGAAGAAGGGCACCCGCTACTGGGGCGTCGAGGGTCGACTCTGGTCGGCTGAGAATCCTGACGCCTACGCGGGCGTGCACAACTTCGATGGTGTGATGGTGATCTTCGACGAAGCCTCGGGTATTGACGACGGCATCTGGTCGGTGACTGCTGGTTTCTTCACTGAGAACACGCCCAACCGCTTCTGGATGGCGTTTTCCAACCCACGTCGCAACACAGGGTACTTCTATGAGACATTTCACTCCAAGCGTGAGTTCTGGAAGACGAAAGTGGTTGACGCGCGGTCGGTCGAAGGGACCGACAAAGCTGTCTACCAGCAAATTATCGACGAATATGGCGCTGACTCATCTCAAGCACACGTCGAAGTCTACGGCGAGTTCCCCAACGCAGGCGATGATCAGTTCATATCATCCGGCTTGGTGGACGATGCAATGAATCGCGAGAAATACAAGGACCTGAGCGCCCCGATCATCATCGGCGTGGACCCTGCGCGCTTCGGCGCGGACGCTACGGTGATCGCTATCCGCCAAGGCAGGGACATTGTGCGCATCGACCGCCACCGCGGCGACGACACCATGACCGTGGTGGGTCACATCATTGAGGTAATCGAGGAATTTAAGCCCGCGCTGGTCGTAATCGACGAGGGCGGACTGGGTGCGGGCATCGTGGACCGCCTGAAAGAGCAGCGATACAAGATCAAAGGCGTGAATTTCGGCAATAAGTCGGCCAAACCCATCATGTACGGCAACAAACGGGCTGAAATGTGGGGTTCGATGCGTGAATGGCTCAAATCGGCGTCAATTCCGAAGGATCGGTTCTTGAAAACTGACCTGATTTCGCCTATGATGAAGCCTGACTCGAAGGGGACGATCTTTTTGGAGTCGAAAAAGGACATGAAAGCACGCGGACTCGCCTCGCCCGACGCGGCTGACGCTATCTGCGTGACTTTTGCATTCCCTGTGGCTCACAGGGAGTATACTGAGCCCAAACGCCGCATCGTCTCCGACCGCGGCATGGTTGCAACTGGTTGGATGGGAGCCTAATATGCCTTTGAAAAAGTCAACATCAAAGCCCGCGTTCAAAGAGAACGTGAAAGCCGAAATTAAGGCAGGTAAACCCGTTAAGCAGGCCGTGGCCATTGCGTATTCAGTCAAGCGTCAAGCCGCAGCAAAGAAGAAATAAATGGACTTTGCAGATATTTCAGAATTTAGCCCGCAAGAGCAGGCTGCATTGAACTACCATCG